GTTGTAACATTGTTTTCTTTCTCTAGTAGCGGAATATTCCAACTTCAACGTTGTGAAGTTCTGCTTCTGCAACTAATGCAGAAGGTTGATCCTGTGGTGTACTTAAATAAGCAAAGTAACCAATTGAATCAAAATTTTCTTTTAGCCATGTTGGGGCAACCTTAAAGAATTTAATTTTTTTACCCCTTGCTCTTAATCCTCTTTCAGATAAATTTGAAAACTCTGAAACCATAGAATTAACTTTGGCTGGACCTGCTGAGTAGATGTGAAACTTATCATCATCTTCTGGTAAAGATGCTAGTGCCACACCCATAGCCCTGATGAATACACTATAGTCTTCAAAAGTTTTGCTGCCTTGAACTGCAACTATCATGCCTATTCACCCTTTCTAAGTTGATCTATGATAAAAAGCATCTTATCTAATTCTACCTTATTCATACCCATTGTGTCAACTACCTGTGCATTGTCTTTATCTATATCTCCATCAACAATATTTGACACATAGAACACATTATTTTTAGTCCAATAGGCTTTGCCTTCTACAATAAGCACCCTAACGTTAGTATTTTTTAGGTGCCTACTTGATTGATTGTCTTTATTGTTAATCTTACTTATTTGATCTACCTGCGGCAATAGAGGGGACAGGATACGGTGTATGTGGCTTTGACTATACCTTATTAAAAAAAATGGCTCACGTTTATTTCTTTTATTTATTAAAAATACAAGAAAAATAAATAATATAAGCGTTGTTGTTACAGTACCAAGTAAAAAATCCATCTATTACGCCTGATCTTTCATTACAATTCTTATTATTTCTTTTAGACTATACCTGTTATTTTCTTCTAATTTTTCTACTTCTTTTTTATTAAATGCTTTTGGCAGCAACTTTATCTCTGGATCTTTTTGAGTTATGTCCATAGCAATAAAACCATGTTGCCACAAAGCCATTGTCTCTCTACTAAAATACGTAGACATTTCATTATGAAGATCTGGACTGACATCCTGTAGTTTTGAAGTAAAATTATACAATGGTTCACCAGTGTCTATATCAATACCAGCAACCTCAAGTGCACCAAGCAAAATCAGATTGGCTATAATATCTTGATCATCACTCATTATTAACTTTCTATTTTATTGGTGTTATGGAAAATGCAGTTTTTTTACAAGGTTTTAATCCTGCTGTAATTGCATCTTTTTCTTTTTTATCAACAGACAATGACCATCTAACTTTTATTGATACCCAATTAGTTAAATACTCACAAACATATGCTTTGTTTGTTGGTAACCAATCTGTTGGATCTCTATCTGATTTTGATCTATTAGATGCTCCAGTCACTGCAATTAAATGTCTTAAATCAGTTTGATCATTTGCATACATCTCACGTTTTTTTGCATCCCAGGCACTTGCACCAGAGTCCCACGCTTCAGCCAAAGGAACCATATGATCTACATCAAGTTTACCCGCTTCGGTTACTGTTTCATTATCATATACGCTTAACCATTTACCACCTGTAATTGCACACTTTTTATCAACAGTTGGTTTTACAATTGCTTCTGAAATAATAACTGCTTTTCTAGAATCACAACCGTTACCCACTCCAACCCAATGTTTAAACTGTTCTCTCTTGTACCCTGTACGAACCTCGTCAGCAACCTTTAAGGTGTTTAATGCTGTTAAGGCATCCTTGTACTTATTATCTACAGCATTTGCTGAGATGGTGTTTAAAGATAATACTGCTGCACAAACCATAGTGAGTGCTGTTTTTTTATTAATCATACATATCTCCCATTTTTTCTACTTCAAAACTACTTTTATTAGTATAAACTATGTTAGTAATGTTTGGTAATTTAATTATTTTAGCATCTGGAATACTATTTTTAATTAACTCACTTACTTGTTCAAAATGTAATGGATCGTTTTCAGTCATTCCAGAAACATGTTTAACACCAACAACTACTTGAGGGTTTGTGTGCAAAGTATCAACATACTGTTTTAGTTTTTTTTCATTCCATGATTGATAGGTATCTGTCATTAAAGTAGTTTCTTTTTTCCAATCAAAAAGCCTAAACTTTCTTATAACATTAATGGCTCGCGTTGGCAGAGCATCTTCGTGCTCATCGCCAGTATTAACTATCTTATGATGAAAAAACTCTGGATCTTCCCATGCTCTGGCAGATGTGTTTTCTTTTGTATCTACCCAAACCACTATATCTGCTTTTCCAAATATTTTTCTGTACTGCTCTATGTTAAAAACGGCATCAACTATAACTGGCTTATCTTGTTTAGATTCTAAAATTCTTGCCAATGTTCCTAGTTTTTGATAGTACACTAACTCATTAGAACCTGAAAAAAAATCAGTAAATATTTCTTTGTCTAAATGTAGACCATTTATTCTATCTCTTACAGCATCTGCAATCTCAGTTGCTCCAGATCCAGGTAGTCCTATAAATTGAATTATCATTTTAACTAAAGTACCTGTCGTATTGTAATACAACCTCAAGAAGCATGCTATCAATAGAGCCAATGGACTTAGTTATCATAAGATCATATTCATCTTCTGATGGTGCCTCCCATTTAAAATCAGATGGAGCACCTTGAGGAGGAATTGGAACGACTGCATCTTGTTCATCAATTGTGTTTACCCAAACAGTGAACGTATCGTACGCATATGGAGAATCTTTAAACTGTTCTCTTGCCTCTTTTGTTGGAAAATATCCACTTGGAACATACAGGTCTACGTTGTTTCTTGATGCCACGGTACCAATTGTTCGTAACCATCTAGCATATGGGGATTCTGTGCTTGCTGTAGGCAACTCCCTGTCTGTACAAAAATATCCACCCATTTTATCTGAAAAATCTTTTGCAAGTTTATTTCTAATTTCTGGATCTAACCCAAAAAACTGAACGGTACGCATTTTTTAGTCCTTTCCTTTCAACTTATTCTCAATCAATCTATCTCTTTCGTCTACAATATTAATAGCAAACTTCATAATTTTATCATAACCCACAGCATTATCAACAATCTTATTATAATGATGTGCACAAAACAATAGGTCTCCATCTAAGCCCACAGCCTTTACATAGGCCTGTGCATTACATCTATCACATCTATCGTTTAATGTCAATAGATATTCGTTTACGTCTGGAGTTGTTTTAGTCATTAACATAATTATACCTTTGTTTAGTAGTTATACCAATTTTAGCACATACCGTGAATTTTGTCTAGTATGTTATTTTTTTCTTTTATCTGTTGAGTAAAAACCATCACCGTTAAAAACACTGGCAACTGAATCATATTTTCGAACCAGGGATATGTTGCATTTTTCACAATCATACCCTGGATCGTTTTCCCTAATTGAGCGAACTTTTACGTATTCTGTTTGACATTTTTTACATATATATTCATAGATGGGCATTAGGCCACCTTTTTACCAAACCTTGACCAGGCTCTTTCATGTAAGAAAAATCCAAGCATTTCACATGCTGTATAGATTATTGCAAAAGATCCAGCATATTCCCAGTGTGCTTCACCAGTAATTGCCTTTTCAAAAAAATACACCAACGTACCAACAAAACCTATGTGTACGATTGGCCAACTAACTGTCTTATATAAACTTTTTTTCTTTGAATCTTGTGTCATATATCTCCTTAATATATTATATCACAAAAAATGCTAATTACCTATTATGCTTTTTCTTATTGTCCAATAATTTTCTATCATATCTATCTCTTCATAAAAATCTATAATGCTTCTTGTATATTCCAAAAAGGTAAAATATTTGTTTCTACCAAGTATCATTATTTTTTTAACTTCTTTTGTCATATCGTCATCATCAAGAACCCATATCCTAGTCCAATGGTTTGGATTGTTGCGATCAGTACCAACAAACTTCCACCATCTTTCATCATATGGAAATGAGTACTTAGTATCGTTACCAGCATAGTGAACTATAGCATCAGCATATGGTGCAACCACATCATAGTCTTGACAATATACTGCTATGGATTGTTCTGGTTCTTCAAAAGGAAATCTGTGATATGAAGGAAATTCTATTGCTTTAATGTCAGAACATTTTGCAAAAATAAAATTACAAGAAATATAATAATTTTTAAAATATTTATCATTAACCTTATCTTTATCTAGTGCTACGTCAAACTCAACTACTTCTCCATGTAAATCTAATTCATTAAAAGTTCCATCTACAATCCATTTTGTTTTCCAATTATGTTTACCTTGAATAGCGGCTGTAGCCTGTCTAGATATAATTCTTTTTTCATTATTTTTTGTTAACTCTTCTATGTCATCCATTAGAGTAGTATCCCAGTTAAGTTCAAAATCTGCGTGGGCATCTATACCTAAAAAGTACTGCTCATCCTCTATTAGACCCCTTATAGCCTCTCTAATGCCTACTATGCCTGGCTTTCCATCTGCTATGTCTTGATCTCTAACTATCCTTACATTGTTAAACATTGATAGATCTGGCTCTTCTTTATAGTTTAAACCAAGTCCAAATACAATATTTTCAGGGTAGTATGCAGTGTCTAAAATATGATTCATAGTATCTACCAAATGCACATCTTCCCATGCTGGTATAGATACAAATATTTTTTTATTCATCTTATTATCCTTGCTCCGTATGTTTGTTCCCAATCAATTATATCACTCTCATCATTAAGCAACGGCTGTCCCTTAATGTTTAAACTAGTATTAAGTAAAACTGGTACTTTTGATATTTTATACCATTTAGATAATAGATCATACAGTCCAGGATGTTGATCTTTATTTACAGTCTGAACCCTAGAGGTACCATCTTTATGAACAACGGACGGTATCAAATCTGGCTTTAAACACTTAACTGCATACTGCATATAAGGACTTGTAAAATTCATATCAAACCATTTACTTGCATGCTCTTCCATCACAACTGGTGCAAAGGGTCTAAAGAGTTCACGCTTTTTAATATTATTAACCTTATCTTTAATGTTTGGATCTCTAGGGTCTGCTAATATACTTCTGTTACCTAACGCTCTTGGTCCATATTCTGCTCTTCCACTTGCTACTGCCGCAATTCCACCATTCACTATTTCATTTAATGCTAAATCTACTGGATATTTATCTCCTAAATCATAACCAAGAAACGGTGTCTTAAAGTCAACATGCTTTCCATACAAGGCTGCCGCAGCACCCAAAGAACTTCCAGCATCTCCAGGGTTTGGCATAATCCATATATCATCAAATATATTCCACAACAATGTATTAGCAGAACAATTAAGAGCACACCCACCCATAAAAACTAATTTATTTTTCTTAGTTAATCTTTTTGCCATATACATAAAATCTATTAACTTTATTTGATAAACTTCTTGTACTGCTGCGGCAATATCAAACCTATCTTGCTCAGTTATTTCTGATCCCCAATCAAAAATTCCTTTATGAAAATTATATTTTTGATAACCAATTGATGGAAAGTATTCTAAAACCTTTTTAAGATATTTTTGTTTATCTCCATAGGCAGCCATGCCCATCATTATGTACTCTTCTTGGTTTGGCATTAGCCCAATAAGTTGAGTAAACGCAGAATAAAATAAACCAAAACTAAAGGGATAATTATCTTTGTACATTAACTTAATATCATTTCCTTCTCCAGCCCAAATGGTAGAGGTATTAAATTCTCCAATTGAATCAAGTACTACTATCACTGCATCATCAAACTTGCTAGTATAGTACCCTGCTGCTGCATGCGAGTAGTGATGTTTAAAATTAGTTCTTGGTATTGCATTAAGATAAGTATGTTCAAACCAAGGCTTACCGCCACCAAAACCACCACGAGTTTTAACTCTTATTTTCTTTAAAAACGGATTTTCATAGTAGGCTATTTGATCTGGAATCCCATACTCCAATGCATTATCTATTAAACCCTTGTTGGTAAACCAATCATTTTTAACTTTGCTATATCTTTCTGCGTGTCCAGAAAATAACACTTCATTGTCTTTAATTAAAGATATGGAAGCATCATGTGTTGTTTCATTAATTCCCATTATCAACATTAGTAGCCTCCTGTAACTGAAATTCAGCCTCTTTAAACCAAGCATAATGAACTGCTTCGCTTGGATGGGTACCGTCATTTCCTATGATTGTCATGTTTTTTTCTTTATTTTGTATAAACCAAAATACATTTTTTGAAAATCGTTCTTTATCTACATCATAATAACTATCAAATGATTCTTTCATTGTTTTATTCATATATGTTTCAAACTTTTGCAGATCAACATTTATAAAATCAGTTATTCCAGGAATTGGATCAGACCAACTAGTAGAAAAAATTTTAGCATTATTAGTTTTACAGATATCTTCCAAAATACTATACAGATTAAAAACAAAAATATCTAATATTTCTCCATTTTCAACTTTATCCATTGGTGAAATTGCTGTATTAAATTTATGCCAATCTCTTCCCCAATTTGGAAAAAGAATAAAAATAAAATCTGGACAACCATATTTAGCAATATACTTTAATATGTTTATCATTACCTCTATTGGAGAGAATCCAGAACAACCAATATTAAAATAACCAGAACAGTCATTGTCCCTGTTCATTTTATTATATAGTTTATATGACCAACTTTTTTTAATATCATTTACCCCACACCCAACAGTAATTGAGCAACCAGCAAACAGTATGTTCGTTTTGATAGGATCTACTGTTTTTAATTTGTCTGAAATATAATTATTATGATCTGTTTTATTTAAATTTGGATCAAGAAATGGTCCGACTATGTCTTTATTCTTGTGTAACAAATATTTAAAATGTTGTGGGCGTGTTTTTTTATCTTGATTAATAATGTCTTTATATTCCATGTTAATAGATAAAATCTCTTTTTTTAAAATGTTTTTTATTTTTTCTTAACCAAAAATAAAACTTAATCTTATATATTATTTGTTTCATTCTTGACCAGTAGAGTTTCTAATCATGTGCGACGGTACATTATGAAACCAAGTTGGTAGTGCATATCTTGGTCCTTTTAAAACAGAATCAACTTCGTGAACATATAAAAAGTTAGATGGAAAAAACACAATGCTACCTGCTGATGGCTTAATGGTTACATTTGATTGTTTAAAGGTTATCTCTCCGCCAACGTAATCATCATTAAGGTATAACAATACAGATAAAACTCTGGTACTCACCCCCTGGTCTTGATGTGGTGGTAGATATCCAGACTTATCATATCTTAATAAACTAGTTGCATGTTCTTTTGCTTTAACATTTTTTTGTGCAAATGGATATAATTTTGTTGAATAGTGCAATAGTGCTTCATCAATTGATCCATGTATTCTAGAAGATATGTTTCTTTGTTCATCTTTAAAAGCATCATCTTCTGATATCTGTTCCATAGTTGGAATAAATTTTTGCCAACAAAATATTTCGTTTGTTCCAGCACTATCATTAATCCAAGGAGACCACGGTTGAAGAACTGTTCTTTGTTTAATATCTGGGGAACTATTTAAAAACCTTTCTTCTAAGTCTTCTATGTTTCTTATAATCTGATCAGTATTTTTTACAATATTTTTATAATATACCAAACCTAAATCTAATACTTCATGATCTATTGAAGTCACGCTCTGCAGCCTCTCTTTCTAATGGATACTGTACGGCTTGCCAAGTTGGATTCTTATCTTCCCCCAAAAAATCTGGATCTGCATGTTCTGGAAGTGATGTGTGCATATATAATGCAGTGTATCTATGACCTTCAGTTACTTCAGTAATACCGTGAATATATTCTGTACCAGAACTTGGAAAGAATACTGCAGAATATTTTTTAGGCTGGTATACAAAATCTTGATTAGGAAAAAATATTTTACCACCTTGGTATTCTGGAATTTCATTTAAATAAATTATTGTACTAAATTCTATAAATGGTTCTGGACCTTGTGCATCTAAGTGTAGTCCACCCCTTGTACCCTTTGTCCAGTGTGATCCAAAACCTTTAAACACATATATTGGATTAAGAAATCCATTAAAGGACCTATGTATTTCATTAGACTTATTGCCATACTTAATCATAATATCCATGACCGTTTTATTGTACGGTAATGATGTACCACCATATCTTTTACTATAGTATTCTGGATACGGATTAACTTCTGATGGGTTGTGTTGTTCCCTTATTAGGGTATCTGCGTCTTCCTTGGTTATGAAATTATCCACTACCGCGATTCTATGCATACTGTTCCTGTCTTTTCTCTATTATATCATTAATCAATATAGTTGATCTTAGTCATAAACTTCTTTGAATCTATGTCAGTAAACAAAGATGCGTCTGGATCGTACTCCACATCGTTTAATGGAAACGGTATATAGTTTAATTCATCAATATTAATCTTGTGTTTTCCAAAGAAAGAAGCAGCATCCCCCATCAAAGGCTTGCCTATGTCCTCATATTTATTTTTTTGTTTTTTAAACAAATCAATCATTTCATTATAGTTGTGATATTTAGAAAATGTTGTATACAGGTATTCCAAAGTATCTACTTCATCCTTATTGTAAAAACTATCTGGACAACTGTATACCTTTATATGGTTACTATAGTATAAAAGAGATAGGGTTTCCTCTTCACCATAATACTTCATGTACCATGGATAGCCAATTTGTTGTAATGTTGATGTATGTCCAAAAATTAAATCTCTGCTAACAAAATATGTTTGATTAAGACTATCAGTTGTCTCTTCTTCTTTTTTTAAATAAAACAATCCATCATTACTCAAAGTTATTTTATTCTTTCCACTAATAATAGACTGTTTATCTTTAAGATTTTTTAACAAATACTCATCCCAGTCTTGACTTAAATATATATTGTCAGACAACAATAATGTATATGAATACTGGGATTGACTAATTATGTCATTTTTGTATTTACAAGGACTTTTTATTTTATCCCAAACAATGTGACTGTAGTTAACGTCTTGAAAATTTTCAAAGTATTCCCATTTTTCTAAAGCATTTTCATTATAAAATCCAAACTGATCCCATTTTGTTAAAGGGCTTTGATCAAAAATTTTAACAAATATTTTATTTTTTTTAGAAGATCTTTCTACTAAATTGGCAACAACATTTTTTAAATTTTTGTTCTTATAAGAATATATAATTACATTGATTGGATTAGGCAAATCTTTATTCATCAGAATCTTCTTTTAAACCCTTGTTTCTAAATAGTTTTTTTCTCCAAGCAGTTTTTTTATAATAACCATATAACATTGACCTTCTATTCTCTGCTTTAAACTCATGCTCGTCAAATTTTTCTTGACTTAAATCTAATTCCATTTCCCAATTATCTCTTTTAAAAGGTATCATTTGAAATAGTGGAGTTCCCTTTTTAATAATTCCCTGAAAGCCTCTCTTTAAAAAGAATGCTGTAAACACTGGAAGGCCCCATATATCTGATTCGACAATACCAGACATAGTGATAAAAGGTAGATCGTGTCTATTCATTGGATGAGTTATTAATACAGAATAACCTGGAGGTGTTTCATAGTACCAATTCATTCTCCATCCGTAATGTATTGGATGACAGTTATCTGGAACTGGAAGATCTATTGTTGGTCTTTTATCCATTATCATTATATCTTTATCCCAAGATAATTTTGGTTTTCCATTTTTATCTAACTCTACCAACAAATCATCTTCTAACAAATAATAGTATCCAGCAGTTAATGAATCAAGGAATGGCATACACATTTTTGTTGCAACCCTTGCACCATCTCCACCTATATTGTTTACTGGAGATAAATATTTTTCGTCATTCCATATTTCATGTTTTGCCAAAGCCTTGTACCATTCTGGCACATGCCTTACAGCAGGTTCTGGTGGAGTAAAAATGTTATTATAGTTTGGTCCACCACCTGGAGTAAAAGATATTTTTAGTGGATCATTCATTACTTATATTCTTTTTTTTGTCTAAATTTTTCTTTATATGAATTTCTAAAACTGCTTCTCACTAAAAGTCTTTGTCTTTCAATTTCACCCTTTCCTTCAGAGTGAGCAACAAATTCTGATTCCCAACTTTCTCTTTTAAAAGGAATTGCTTGAATTAGTGGTGTTCCTTGTTTAATTATTCCTTCAAAACCTTTTTCAATATGCATTGAAAGATGTCCATCTGAAGCAAATTTATCTGTGTCAACAACTGCTTCAAACATTTGAAATGGAACTGGATCTCTATGAAATGGATGAGTAAACAATGTGCTGTATCCTTTTGGAGTCATCAATGCCCAAAACGGTAATATTCTAAATATTTGTTTGTGATATCTGTCTAAGTTTACTGGATAATTAGATACTTGTTCTGTTGTATGAGTTGCAATCATGTCGTTTCCAAGAAACTTTAATTCATTTGGAACACTCCAAGTTATTTTTTCTGGATTAGTAGCATTAACATATATGTCCATTGGAACTTTAAAAATGTATCCAGCGGTTATCAAATCAAATATTGGCATACATCTTTTTATGGTGCTACTCATACCACCTTTAGATATATACTCTTTAAACTCATCACCTATAAATCCTGGCTGTTGCTTATACCAGTCTGGCATACACTTAATTGCTGCTTCTGGTTTTGGTACAAAAACTTCTGTCTTATCAGAAAAAGGATAGAAACTAACCTTATTCATAAAATCTCCTAATCTCTTTTACCATTATATCACTTGCCTCAAAAACCATGTTGTACATTGGAGAAAACCTACTTATCTTTCCATACTCTTGATCAATCATATGACTTCCTATTTTCTTAAATTGAAAGTGAACAAAAGGTGGATCAACATGTTGAGTGTTGTTTAGTATTTTTTTAAAACTTATTGTGTCTTCTGATATTAGAAATGGAGAACCTTCTGGTTGCCTAATGTCAACAGATATATCTTCATCAATAATCCAAGGTACATAGAATCTAAATGTCTGATTAAAACATGTTGCAGAGTCACCAAAGTCTTTTTTATCTGATAAGTAGTATTGCCTAATCCAGGGACGATCTAAGTTCCACATAATTCTTTCTTTATATGGCTCATCCCTTTCCATTGTGTTAATAATTTCAGGGCTATTAACTAAAAATATTTCAGCATGATTAGTTTGCTGAAGAGTAACCACATTGTTATCAATACTTATTAGTTTTGGTTTTGGATATAGCCTATCAACATAAAGGTTAATTGGTTTTATAATATCATTATCTTTTCCTTTTATGCCTTCAGGATAACTAAGCCATCTTGATGGAACCCTAGATCTTTTGTTGATCCATAAAAAAGATTCAGACTTTGATTTATGCCATATAAAAAAGTCTTCTCTTAATTCAGAGATTGACTCGTTATTGCTCTGTTTCATCCCAATCCTTATTTAATAATTCTTGAGGTATTATTTTTCCCCATTGATTTTCTATACCAATTTTCCAACCTTCTTCAGCCGAAATCCAGCCTAATAGTTTTACTGTTCGATACTCTGCATCCGCTAACTTAGCACCCCAAATAACCCAATCAGGCTTCAAGGTATCTTTTTCGCGAACTGTGGGACCAGATTGAGTCCTCACTCTTCTTACCTCTATGTTTGTTCCTACGTCTGGCATATCTTTATACTTTTTGTGCTTTCTGCCGTCCCAAACTGAGGCATGCCAATACTGGTTTGTATATTTAGCAACTGCTAATTCACATATTGCAGATGCTGCTTGAGCATTACGATCTTCTTCTTTATTGTTGTTTTGATAATATGAAGCATCTGCCTTACCCCAGTTTGCTGTAAACCTTCTTACGCCAACTGCGTATGCGTGTTCATATTCCCATGGTTCTAATTCAACTATCAACTGTATTCCTATTCTGTTAGCACTGCGAGCCTCGACTCAGGATTGAACTGAGGACCTTCCGCTTACAAGGCGGACGCACTACCACTGTGCTATCGAGGCGTGGGAGTAACAGGACTTGAACCTGTGATAGCCGAATTATGAGTTCGGTGCCTTAACCTACTTGGCTATACTCCCTTTGGCTGGCGTGGTAGGTCTCGATCCTAC